ATGATGGCGCTGAAGAATGCGATCGTGCCGATCAGGCTGGCGATTTCTCTGTTCCATCCACTGCACGTAGTAGGGATTGATATCGCAGCGGGGTTGACTAGAGGAGCGGCGGATCTTCTTTCCGGGAACAATCCAGGCAAGGCTCTGGGCGACATGCTCAAGAGCTTCCCGAATGCATTCTACTCTGGTCCGAAGTCGGGGTGGAGAGTAATGCAGACCTGGCGAGGTAAGGTACCAGAGAATCTTCTGAACGAGGCTGATACAGAAGCACTACATCTGATCACCGAGGGAGGGATGATTCCTGAGATGTCCTCGCAGTTCCGTACGAACGCGAGACAGAGTTTTACGAATGCCCTTCTAGACGCCAGGGGTAGCTGGCGGCAAGGGAAAGCGCTCGGGGTCGCCGGCGATGCACTGCGGGCCACTTGGCACCTACCCTGGGCACTCTTAAGCGCGGTGTCGAAGCCGATCTTCGAAGACTGGATCCCCGCTCTCAAGACCGCCTCCTATCTCAAAGACGCCAAGGCTCTGCTTGGCAGAAACCCGGAGTTATCTGAAGATGCAGCAGCTCGTCAACTCGCCCTCAGACGCCTGGCAAAGTCCGTTGATAATCGCTACGGCGAAATGTCCTACAACACCCTCTTCTGGAAGCGTTGGGTCAAGGATATTGCGGTCCTCGATACGCTTAGCCTTGGCTGGCAGCTTGGGTTCCTTCGAGAATATGGTGGGGGAGCCCTTGATCTTGGCCGGATGGCTACGCAGGCAGGAAAGCTGGAAAAGGTTCGTAAAGGAGAGCTTGACCGGGCCATCTTCGTCGGAGCTTATACGACGCTTGGGGCCGGTGTCGCTGGTCTGATGACCTGGGGGATGACCGGCGAGCAGCCCTCTAGCCTCTTGGATTACATCAGCCCCCGGACAGGCGAGAAGAACCCTGATGGCAGCGATCAGCGCGTCAGCACCATGTTCTACTCCAGAGAATTTGCCTCGATCTATAAACATATGCAGAACGAGGGGGTAGTCTCTGGTATCAGCCAGACGGTGCTGAATAAAGGGTCCGGCCTGTTCGGGCTTATGCATGAGTGGGCGACTGGAGTGAATGGGTTTGGGCAGGAGATCAGAGATCCGGATTCGAGTGCCTTTGCGAAGGTAGAGCAGACCCTCGCCTATACGCTCTCTGATCTGGAGCCGATCTCCATGAAGTCGCTGGCGAATAGCGCCTCGGATAAGCCAGTGAAGACAGGGGTGCTCTCGGTGCTGGGGTTCACGCCGGCACCCAAGTACCTAACCGAGTCGAAGACTGAGGCTTCGGTCAAACAGGCCTATGATAAATACGTGCAGCCGAGAGAGACGCCGTTCGACAAGGCTGAGTACTCGAAAGAGTACAAGTCACTTCGGGATGCCTATCAGTCTGGATCGGAGAAGTACGGCGACATCCTGGACAAGATGATAGATCAGTACGATCTCTCTGGCCAGGACCAGCGCCGGCTGATCCGGAGTCTGAACTCCGACATCCCACCGAACGTCAGAATGTTCATGCGACTGCCTTGGCAGGAGCAGAAAAAGCTGCTGGATAAGATGACTCCGGAAGAGCGAGACGACTATCTCCCGCATGCGAACAAAGAACACGTTCGGAACGTCTACGAGGCGCCGCAATGAAAGTTCTGATCTACGACAACACAGGTGAGGGGAGGGGGCTGGACCTCGCGGTGCGAGCGCAGGATACCGGACATGATGTCCGGTTCTGGCTCCCTCCCTTCCCGACCGGCAAGCCGCGTCCCTATGGGGATGGGATGGTGGACAAGCCGAGAGAGTGGAAGAACTCAATGGACTGGGCGGAGTTGATCGTGCTGACATGGAATGCCGATCACGTCTCGGAGCTCGCCGAGTATTTCGGCAAGGGCTATCCGATCTTCGGCACGAATGCGAAGGCAGCGGAACTGGAGGCAAATCGTGAACTCGGTCAGAAGGTGCTCAAAGAGGCCGGAGTCAAAACTGCTCCTTTCCAGATTGTCAGCTCAGCAGAAGAGGCTATTGACCTCATCGTCAAGACAGGTAAGGCGTATGCCATCAAACCCTGGGGTGGGGAATCTAACAAAGCTCTGTCATACGTTGCATCTAGCCCTGACGACGCCTTATTCACCATGCTTCGCTGGAAGAGGGAGGGATTGGTCTCAGGACAGCTGATGATGCAGGAGAAGATCGAGGGGGTGGAGGTTGGTATCTCGGGGATGTTCGGACCAGGAGGATGGTGCAGGGTGCTGGAGGAGTCGTTCGAGCATAAGAAATTCATGAACGGCGACCTGGGGGAGAATACCGGAGAGATGGGGACTGTTATCCGGCATGTGATCCGGAGCAAGCTCTTTGACGAGGTGCTGGAGCCGATCTCGGACTACCTGCACTCGGTGAACTACGTTGGGGACTGTTCAGTGAACTGTATTGTGGACAAGGCGGGGAGAGCCTTGCCGCTCGAGTTCACGATGCGGCTGGGCTGGCCGGACTTCTGCATCCGACAGGCAGTTCTCAAAACCGATCCGGTAGAGTGGATGGCGAACCTGCTGAATGGAGAGGATTCATTCCTGACGACTCCGGACATAGCAGTGGGTGTCTGCATGGTCCACGGGGACTTCCCGAGAGGAGGTGACAGCCGGCCGAAGGACCCGATCGGGACCTGGGAAGGTTATCCGATCTACGGCATGACTGGCAAGTTCGAGGACAATGTGCATTGGCAGCAGGTCTGCGATGGAAAGGTGCCGATGCTGAGACAAGGGAAAGTGGAGAATGTCTCGATGACTGTGACAGCAGGGAACTACCCACTGGTGGTGACCGGGACGGGAGATACAGTGAAGCAGGCCTCGGAGGCGGCGTATAAGATTGCGCATTCGCTGAAGATGCCTTCGAATACAATGTTCAGGACGGATATTGGAGATAGGCTCAAGGAAGACTTGCCGGCGTTGCAGAAGCATGGGTTCTGCAAAGGTATGCGTTATGGGTAGCCCGCCGAGTCGAGGTCCAGAGGACTACTTCAAGCCGGGCGACTGGAACATAGATTGTTCCATTTGCGGGATGAAGATGAAGGCAGGGGAGGCCGTGCAGAACTGGCAAGGGACCTGGAGGCACGTGAAGTGCAATGAGCCTCGGCCGGCACAGGACTTTGTCCACGCAATTAACACGAAGGAGATGCAGGTGCCGTTTTCCCAGAAGGCCGGATCGACCTTCGCACAGATTTGCACCTTCAACGGTATGAGCGCAGTACCTGGTTATGCTCTGCCAGGTTGTATGCTTCCGGGTAGGACTATGGTAGATCCTCTCGACCCACCGACAGACTTGGGGTAGAATATGGCACTCTTTGGACCTTTTGTAGACAAGCAGGGGCCGGCAGTATCAGCAGCGTTGCTGAATTTGTTGGATAAGATCCAGCAGGCTATCGTAGCCTCGGCGGCGGGGAATGTTACTATAGGACCGCCGACGGCTGGGTTATCACTGACGGTAGAAGGACTCGCTGGAGTTGCCGGGGCGATCTGCGAGATGATAGGTAACTCTAACGCGAGCATTGACCTGGTTGTTCAGAATTTGACCAACGGCATTAACGCTACTACAGTGATAGCCGTTCAGGACAATACTGGAAACAACTTTGGATTCATGGAGCTTCAGTGCGCAGCGTCGAACCCACAGTTGGCAGCTGGAGGGCTGGCTGGCCTAGCGCTGAATTTCGGTACCAATCTCAACTTTCCTCTGATTCTGGCTACGAACGACACCGCCAGAATGATCATTAATGGAGTTGGCAGCGTCACCATTAACGCAGCCTCGGCGGGAGACACGCTAGATATATTAGGGACGGTGAAGGCTAGGGGGCCAACTCTTGGCGCCTTGGTGGATATGACTCCGGATTCAGGAACCTTTGTCGGGGTAGGAACTGGATTCTCCGGTACGCCGCCTTCAGGGAATATATTCTGGACTCGGAACGGCAATCAGGTGATTTTGAGTATCGCCGGCATTCCGCTGGGGACCAGCAACGCTACGAACTTTGGGATCTCTGGCCTGCCGGCAAATCTGCAGCCAGCTACAATAGCAACGCAGATAAGCCCAGTGGTGAGTATCTTTAACAATGGAGTGCAGGAGTTCACCGGACAGATAGTTGTCAGTGCAGGGAGTGGAACACTGCAGATATTCAGGAATCAGAGCGCAGCTGGCTGGACAGCCGGTGGGCAGAAAGCTCTGAATAACTGCGTGATCTGCTATAGCCTGACCTAATCTAAGAAGAGGGTGACGGTGTGGATGCCGGCGCCCTTAGCTCCGCTGGGAGTCCAACCTGTTTGGCTACCGCGCAGATTGAAGTGCAGCACAGAATCGCCTGAGAATATCTCCACGCTCAGCGGCTGAACTTCCACGCCGTTGTCGAATCCTCCGATAATGGCTTCCTGTGCTGGGATGCTGGCTGGAATGAGGAAGGAAGGGAGAGGCGAGGCGGTGAAGGAAGTAGAATTACTGGTGCCGGCCAGACCAGGGAGAAGAATAAAGGCAATCGCCTCAGTCGGGCAGTAGCGGTAATAGGCCAGACCGTGAGGGGCAGCGCCATCGAAGCCACTGGCTGTGAGCATGAAGGTACCAGTCTCGCAATCGGACGAGGGGATTGAGGTGGCCTTCTGGACGAGTGGCTTAGGAGTATCTGCGGCTGGAGAAGGTGAGGAGGCTTCGCCGCCGCAAGCGGAAAGAAGAGCAGCGATGCAGGTTGAAGTAATTAGATTGGTTTTCATGTTGAAGGCTCCGGTTATGTGATCGGATTACGGGCGATGTAACCCGATCGGGTTTAATCCTTCTTAATCGCTACCAGCTCGAACCCGCCTGGTACCTGAACGAGCTGAATATAGCCGGCACGAGCGGCGCCGGCGACAATATCTTCGAAGTTCTTCGCACTCGGAAAGGCTGAGTGGATGAACTGATAGGCTACCGAGTAGGGAACTCGGCCGCGCTTCTGCACAAAGCGAATAAACCGCTCGGCCTGGACAGAGGTCGCCGTCCGCCCGATCCGGGCGAAGACTTTAGTCATATCTCGTTCCAGCGCCATCACCGCCGTCGTGGCGTCCTGGAGGTCCCGTAGAGAGATCTCCATTTCATCATGAGATGCCGCCGCAAGGCACATTGCTGTCTTGTGAGTGTGGGTTTGCTTTCTAGCCAGGTAACCAGAAAATCTATCATCGTCGAGCTCGTCGGGCTTTTGTTTCCAGTGGGAGTTGTACCACTCTTCACCCCAGTCGACCGCTTCCTTGGACATTGCATAGGGACCTCTCAGTTGAGCTATGTGTTCTAGATCTTGGATCAGGGCAGTCTGGACCTCGAACATCTCCGGCGGCATATGTCGAGCTGGGTATGCAATAAACTTCTCTTTATCCTCGGCGTAAACGAATAGACAACGAGAAGTAAAGCCGCCGCCAATAACGTACTCAGGAAAATTGCCAGCAATCCAAGCAGGAGTAGTACAGGCGATAAGATTGATAAAAGGATTTTCGACAGCATTGACGCCGCTCGCTTTAGTGACCTTCTCGGACATGCCCTTCTTGCAGTCCCAGAGGTCGACCAGATAGTCGATTTGCTCCCGATTGGAAGGATCGACAAGGTTGCCGAACTCACTTGACTCGATAGTGATAGCGCTCTGAATGTAGTGGGTGTCGCCGATCTGATAGGATTCGGTTGCGGACTCGAGCACGCCGGCGAGTGCCTGCCAGGTGATGGCCTGGGGGCCGAACTTCACACCGGGGACCTTCCGGAGGAGGTTCATCGAAATGCTAGCGGTTGTGGACTTGTTAACCACACCTGGGGGTGCGACGAGAATAATGTAGAAATTGGGATACCACTGGAAGTAACCCATGTCGAGCCAGACATGCCGACGGAGGGCGCCGGCGAGGGCGCTGATTCCTGACCAGTAATGCATGCGGCGAGGGGCTTCGGAGAAGCCCGCGTATTGGACATAGGCAGAGATCCAGTCCGGGAAGTTACGCACATTAATCCTTCTTGAAGAGATCTGGATACTCTTCTGGAAGTTGCTTGTAAGCTTCTTCCCAGCGCTTGAGCAATCCTCCTGGCCAGCGATCGGTAGATTTACCGCATGTCTGACAATAATCCTGGGTGTGGACGGGCCTGCCAGATATTGTTTCTACGCGGCTGACGATAATATGCCGGCCACGAAGCCAGCAGATTAATCTCCTGAGATTCATCAGCAATGCCCCCAGGACTTTTCAGAAGTCTTGATCGAGACCGGGATGATAAGAGGATCATCGTAAGGCACGACTATCTTCGAGCATTCGCGGATCTTCGGCAGCAACTCCCCCGCTCGCGCGGTGGGGAACTGCCCAGGGAGAGAGTCGTGGACCTGCATCAGGATCTGGACTTCCGGGATCTCGGTGTCAATCCTTTCCCAGATCTTGTTGATGACGTTCGAGACCGTGGACTGGGGTTGCCAGGCGATAGCTTCCGGAAGGATCGAAGCAATTCGATCGAAGATGTACCACCGATAGCCAAGACGGTTCTCGACAAAATGGTGTTGGGTGATTTGAGTCTCAACACGATTGTGCCATCTCTTAATACCAGGATGCGCACCGAACCAAATTCGCTGGGCTCGATCAATTTCGTGTATAGTTCGTCCGGTATGCGCAGCCATAGTTGCGGCTCCGCCGACGTAGTTCGTGCCATGGCAGAATACCTTTGCGAATTCGCGGATTAGCTTCATTGGACCGCGATGGTCGCGGTACTTGGGGTGGGTCTCGACTAGTTCTTCGAGCGGCGGGGGCTCTCGGTTTGTGATGACGAATGCGTTAAGTAGGTGGATATCTACACCGAGTCGCATCGCAGCCTTAAGCTGCTCATCCTCGGCTTCCCAGCAGACGACGAAGAGGTCTGCACGCTCAAGATCCAAGTCGAACCAGGTGTATCCAACATCGGGGATGAAAATCTCCCTGATATTGGGAAACTGATAAGGATCTCCCAGCCCGTCAATCCCCCCGCGTGCAGCAGCTTTTCCCAAGCTCTTAGACTTTTCGGAAGGGATATTCTGGAGATTTGTTCCCGACCCGAAAGCATTCTCCGACGAAGATAAACGATAGGTTTTCGGCGCCGACTTGCCACTTTCGGATCCCCCTACGTTGAAAGCACAGCGCATACGATCGTCGATGTCAAGAGGGCGGCAGAGAAAGTTACTAAGAAACTTCCCAAGCGTTCGGATATCAGCGATCGCATTAATAATAGGACGCAGAAGAGGCTCAATGCGAGCGAGCTTGTTAAGAGCGTCATCGTCAAGTGTTGGGCGGGAGGGCTCACCTTTCTTACCTCGCTTCATCTGCTTTGGCAGGCCGAAGTCTTCGTAGAAGAGAGCATGCATCTGTTTTGGGGAGTCGGGGTTGAGAGGGAACCCGAGGATCTCAGAGAGATAGCTACGCCGGCGGTCGATCTCGAGCTGGACCTCGAGGATCAGCTCATCTCGCCGGCGGGTGTCGATCCGGACTCCACGCTGCATCGCCTTTAGGACAGGCCAGAACATCCGCTGCTGGGCGGCGTGGACCTCAGCAGCCTTCGGCCATCCGTTCAAGGTGAAATTAGTAACTGTACGCTGTTCAACCTCAGCGACCTCATAGGTGTAGACACAGTCCAGGCAGTTATAGTGCCAGAGCTCCTCCTCGTTCTGATTCTCCGCCCAGTTCTTCCCCTCGTCTTTCCAGAACACGTAGTAGTTGCAGTACATTGAGGCCAAGAAAGCGAGAGCCTTCGGCATGTCGGAGAAGAGAGCGTGTTGGGAGATCATCGTGTCCTGGACGACACGAGGTACGCAGTGCCAATGACGCCAGTTGTACTGGCAATCGTAGAGAAGGTTCTGACCGATTACCCTAACGTTGGAGTGGGAGAGGAGCTGGAGGAGGAGTCGGGTGATATGCGATTCTTGCTCCAGTGTCCAATAACCTTCCCGTCGTTCTGCGCACATGAAAGGGATGCAGATTGCATCCAAATGAGACCACGCGAGTCCGACGCAAGCAGTATGTCCTGAACGAGTTTCGATATCGAAAGATAAGAGAAAGCCAGCAGGTGACTGCCTGGCGCGTCCAATAAGAGATAGGAGAGTATCTTGAGCTTGATCAAAGCTAGGTCGGATGATAAATTTCCAGGCGGGAATGGGATACGGAGTTCCGTCACGAAACCGTCTCGCACGTCGTAGGTCAGCAACTGTGATCGCACGCCAGGGCCACTGGCGGAGGACGGCGGCGGGATGGTAGGTGGGGATGACCTTGAAGCGATCGACGCAAAGTTCACCACCTCGGATTTCCCGGTGTTCAAAGTCGGAGACGAGCATTGATCCTCGCCACTTGGTAATGCCCCACTTGCCGGTGAGCGCCCAAAGAGGTGTGTTACCCACTGGAATAATGATGTTCGGTTTGACAAGGGCGATCTCCTTTTTGAGAAGTTCGAAGCCGGAGAAGACGCGAGGATCTACTAGCTTGTCGCGCATGCGGACGAACTTTAGAGGTTCGACGCCGGCGGCTCGCCGCTTCTCGTCTTCCTTCGTGGGCTTCTTCGAGAACTTGAGCGAATCGCGGATGAAGAGGTCAATGTCGTTGCGGGGCGGCCGCTCTCGACAGACGTTCGTTACGAAGCATTCGCTGCGGGATATGCCAGCCTCCTGCAACATGCGGTTGAGTTCAGAGCCAGAGGCTCCGACAAAGGGCTGGAGGTGCTTTTCTTCTTCCTCGCCGGGCGCCTCGCCGACGATCATGATCCGGGCCGAGGCGGGTCCGCTCGGAGGTACTTGGACTGACATTAAAGAGAGCCTCCCTAATCTTTTACCGCTTAGGATTGAATGTTCCTGCCGGTGAGGGGGCTAACCCTCGGAGAGGGAGGCTCTGTTTAGGGAATCTGGTAGGATGACAAAGGCGACAGGTTTCTGGGCTGATTTACCCTGAGCAAAGCCGATGTTAATCTCGTAGATTGCCAGCTTGTCGTTTCCTATAAGGTTAGCCCAAGCAGCACGAGCATCCTCGATTGAAGCATAGCCAGCGATCACACCGATCTTCGGGTTGGTCATTTCAGCTCTCCGAGTCTCTTCGAGGCGATTCCGCAGGCAGCAGTATCTCGCTCGATTGCCGTCGCCCGGCATTTATGCTCGTGGGCGGCAGGGAAGATTGTTCCTGTACCTGCAAAGGGGTCGAGAACACTGTCTCCTGGCCGGACGGATCGACGTAAGAGATCAGAGTAAAGGGCAACTGGCTTTTGAGCCGGATGACCGAGGTTTGAGTCTGAACTGTAAGTAAGTACATCGCCGTAGATCCTGGTTACTGGTCGATTGCCTTTGATGGCGAAGAGGATGCATTGGTACTTTCGCTGGGGTCCGTGCTCGGGCCAGGGCGCTCTGACGGCGCTGGGGTTGATCCAGATGAGAGGGGTTCGGAACGTCTTCCAGCCAGCAGCGATGAAGTAAGAGCGCAGCTCAATAAAGCGTTCAATGTCGCAGAAGACATAACAGTGTCCTTCTGCCTTCGCAAGGCGGAAGCTACCAACTGCGAGATGCTTCGCGAGGAGAGACCAAGTCTCGTAGGAATCGTCGTAAAAATGACTACCCGCTGCCTTGCCCCCCGAGTCAGCAAACTCGTCCGCACCGATCCCGTAGGGTGGGTCAGTGAGAATAACGTCGAAAGAAGACTCTGGCAGCTCCTGCATAATTTGAATGCAGTCGCCCTGCCGCAAAGTGTGCATCGCAGCCGAGAACGTCGCGCCGACCGACTGACCGAGGGCAATGTTACGCTGAGTTTCTTCATGACGTTTTAAGAGTTTGAAGGCTTCTGCTCTGGACTTGGCTGGGGCGAGGACGGCGGCAACTTTCTCGTCTTTAAGGGCTTGGCCGAGGATAATGTCTTGTCGGACATTCTCCTGGAAAGAACCTTCACGAGAGCCTGTAGTCTCCTCAGCGATGTCTGCAACGCTTGGAGTTGGTCTACCGTCACGCTGAGCCTGCGCCGCTCGGAGCGCAGCCAGTCTTGCCATTGCGTCAGATCTCTCTTTCCAATCGAGATCCTCCCGGCGGATGTTTTCTTCAAGTTCGATCTCCTCTGCCATTATCGGGTCGATGTCGCCGAGGAAGTTGCATGGCACGACAGACTCGGGGATCTCGTATTCGCCGTAATGGATTTCAGTTCCGAGGAACCAGAGATGTTCGAGAGCTTTCATCCGCCGCTCACCGGCGACCAGGACGTATTCGCCGTCCTCCTTTCGAAGGGTGACTGGGTTGATCAGGCCGTTCTCGGAGATTGAGGCGGCTAGTTCTAGGATTTTAGACTGATCCATGTTCCGGCGCTGCCGGTTGGACTTGACGACGATGTCGTCAACTGAGATCATGTGGACCTGCATGAGATACCCCCGCGAGTTGCTCAAAGAAAGGGGGCCTAAGATCGGCCCCCGAATAGTCTACCCTTCTTCGTCGTCTGACTGATTACCGATCGCATCTTCGAGGTTGGAAATCTCCTCCTCGATCTCTTCTGTATCAGTGTCAGGAGGGAGATCCTCAATCTCTCCAGCGAGTTCCCTCACCTTCGCTGCGAGCTGCGTCAACACCAATCGACTCATCTTCTTCTCCCCCGTTTGGGACTAGACCTTCGACACGCTCCCGATCTTGTCCAGAACGTCACCTTGGTAGGTTTCGTTCTTGATCATGAACCGAGCAGGACGGCCCTGGATCATGGGGATGGAGAACGGCTGGCCGGCGACGTTGAGACCGAGGGCCTCTCGGACCTGACGCAGACCGTTGTTCTTCCCCGGCGACATGTCCAGGCCAGACTGGCCGAAATCCAGTCGGAAGGAGTGGGTCAGAATGACCTTCTCGACTCCGCCCAGAGCCTGCTGGATGGCAGGGGACTGGGAGAGCTCGATCTCTACTGGGATGTCGAGCCAGTGATAGACCTGGCCCATGTTGTCTTCCTTCTGGCCTACAGTCTTGCGATACTTGGGCTCGCCGAACGTCCCCACGAGGACAGAGCCTGCCGGGATCGGCGGGCGGCGAGTGTTCGCCTCCGTCATCGTTGCGCCCAGGAACACTGTAGGGTCAAAACCACTTGATTCGTCAGTCATTGAATTCTCCGGAATATGTGAGAGTTGAGCTTTGCACTTTGCACTTTGCTTTATTGTTAGAGGGTCTCCTTTCTGTCTAAGATTTAACGGTCGGCGAGATGCGACCGCCTCTGGAAATCCACTTGTCAATGATCTGCTTGAAGCCGGGCTGGAGCTTCTGAGCGTAGGTGAGGTTGCGAGTCTTGAGATCAGCCATCGGGTTGGCGGTATCCCAGTACCACTCCGTGCCGGCTCGAACGGTGAGGATGACATCGGAGAACATGCTAGGGAGCTTTGGAGAGAGCTTCTGTCCAGGGGCCGAGGTCATGATCTTGTTTCCGCCAAGGACCTCATCGACCTCCCGCTCGACATGGGCGATCAGAACGAAATGGCACTTGCACCCGTCACAGCAATAGCGGATGAACTTCTCCATCTGTTCCTGGACGATACCGTAGTCGGGCTTCGCACGGACAGGTTTGATGCCGACCTGCATGGCGAAGATGAACGTGCCGAGGCCAGTCGCGCCGTCGATCACAATCGCCCGGTCTGGACCCCAGGAGTCCACCGCGCCGAACTTCTGCCCGGTGCGCTGGTCTTCGAAGTTGTTCATGACCTCTAGCATGCGGGCGAAGGGATTGTTCTGGCCTCGAGTGAAGTCCTGGATTTTACAGAGAGCTTCGTACGTTGAGTTGGCGATGAGGTTTGCAGTCTGGGCCATGGCGGCGAATCCGCCCTTTTGGGCAAGCTGTAGCATGTGCCAGTGGAGATTGGGCGGGATCGGCTTGCCTCGATCTGTGAAGTAACCGGCGAGAGCTTCATTGCCGGTCTCCAGACCGAGGAAGAACACCTCGATGCCGGTCTCGACGAGGGAGCCGATGATGTGGGTCTTGCCGGAGCCGCCAGGACCTTCGAGGAGAACGTTAACTCCCGCTAGCAGTGAAGGTTCCGATTGGGATGTAGGTTGGACCGGGGTACTTGATATTGCCTGTGCTATTGCCTGTGCTGAATTCATGGGATGATTCCTGTGCTCTGATATGTAGGTCTAATTCACGGGACAGCAGCTCTGCCGGCAAGGCTCGGAGCAGAACCTCGTCGATGTCCGGCTCCCAAGGGATCATAGATCGGTTCGCGAGAAGGGAGCCGGGGATGAGCTGGAGGTGCGGGACGAAGGGCGGGCACTCTTCACAAGGCATCCCGTGCTGGACGTAGTCCCAGCGCTGGGGGATGCAGATCTGAGCCCAGGCTTCGCAGCAGTGGGGGCAGATGTAGATTCGAGGGAAGATCATCGAGGACCAGCCAGGAGACTGGAGGTCGAGAGGGTACTCGGCGGAGCCGAGGCGGAGGACAGCCTTCATGGCTCTCTTCTTCCCTTTGATGTCATGGTACGCTCGATCTTCTTCTCTTCAGGAGAAGATTCCCTCAGCCAGTAAGGCGGGTCGCACTTGCAGCCGAGCTGGTGCTGGCAGCCTTCCTGGATCTTGCGCGGCTGCCGATAGGCGTTTATGGAGCGTCGGACGATCTTAACTGTGACATCAGCCATGGTCGATGCCCCCGTCGCAGTCGAATGCCGGCAGACTCTCGCCGGTCTTTTCGTCATACTTCACCATCTGGTCAAAGCGCTTCCAGCCCTTAGGGCAGTGGAAGCCCCAGTGGGGCTTGCCGTCTGGGTCGAGGTGCTTCCAGAAAGTGATGAAGAGAGACCAACAAGAGCGCTCTGACTTGCCGTCGAGAGGGAGTACGAGCCGGTGGGGAGTGCCGCGCCGGCGGAAGATGATCGTACCGGGAGGGCACCAGACCTGTTTCTCTATATCCCAGATCTTCCCGTCTACTCGAATAGAGACCCTCCGCACCTCGGCGTAGCCGCCTGAGAGCACGATCGAGAGGTTAGCCCAGGGGTGATCGTGCAGGGCGACTTCGCTGTCAGAGCGGAGGGTCTGATGGAGGTAGATGGAGAAGAGGCGGGAGCGGAAGATGTACCAGCGCAGGAGGTAGCGGCCGTCGGCGCGTCCGATGAAGAAATCAGGAGGGCGCTTGGGAGCGAACCAGGGAGATTGAATGGTCTGGGTCTTTCCACAAGTGCAGGGGTCGCGGCCCTGGCGGCAGTTACAGACTTGCATACCAAGTTCCTCTCTGTAGTTTATTCCACTGGAATAGACATGATGATAGACTGTCAGCTATTCCCTTACATTCCCACGACGCCTCGTACTTTATACAATGCCAGCGGAAGTAAGCAAACCCTTCGCCGTGCTCAGGCGTCGGGTAGGTGTCCTGGTTCATGCCAGCACCTCTATATCCTTGTGCTCGCACTCTATCCAAGCTCGGACCTCGTGGCTGGAGA